CCTTAGATTGGTTATTTTATTATATTTATATGGTTTATTCAAGAGATTCTCTAAAAGGTAGATACAATATTCAAAAACCCAACAAGTATATTGGGGATCCGACCAACATCATTTTCCGTTCAAGTTATGAATTGAAGTTTATGAAGTGGTGTGATGCAAATGATAGTGTTTCCGAGTGGGGATCAGAAGAACTTGCGATACCATATAGATCCCCTGTTGATGGGAGAGTCCACAGATACTTCGTCGACTTCTATATCAAAGTCAATGATCAACGTTATTTGATCGAAATTAAACCCGCCAAGTTTACACGGGAACCAAAAATCCCAAAAAGAAAAACAAAACAGTTTCTTCAAGAAGTAATGACGTGGGGTGTTAATCAAGCAAAGTGGAAAGCAGCAACCGAGTTCTGCCTTGATAGAACCTGGAAATTTCTTATATTAACTGAAAAAGAATTGGGAATAACGAATAAATAGTTATTATGGCAAATCCGTTCGAAAACCTTCGTGCTAAAGCTGGAGATGGGCAAAAGTCTATCTGGTGGTATATGCGCAATGCTCAAAAACTAGTCGGCGCGAGTTTATCGTCGACTACAGCAATGCAATCTGATATTGGAGAACTAAAGTCAAACATCGAAATTGGTTCGATGTATATGTACTATTACGATCCGAAATGGAAAAACGAATTACCATTCTATGATGCCTTCCCGTTAGTGCTGCCATTCGGTCCAGCACCTGGAGGATTTTATGGAATCAATTTACATTATGCACCATATTTAGTTAGAGGAAAGATTCTTGGTGAGTTGCTAAAATTTGCAGACTCGAAAACCTTTACACCCACAACTAAAATTAGAATGTCGTATCAAATGTTACAAGGCATAAGCAGTGCTAAAGAAGTAAAACCTTGTATCAAACATTATTTAACTACACATGTTCAATCAAGATTTATGAAGATAAATCCCTCTGACTGGAAAAGTGCCATTTTTCTACCCCTTGAAGCATTCCAGAAAAAAACAAAAGAAGAAGTATTCAGAGACTCGAGGAGTAAATACTAATGGCAGGACAAGGACTCAAAGAGTTTCTCGCAGAAGTTGGTACGAAGGATTTGGCAAGATCGCACAGATTTGAAGTAATTATCGGAACACCGAAATGCTTGAATGGTGTAGCGAATACCATCGTGAATGCAGTTTTAGATACTGAAATCCCAGTTTTAAATTTTAGTATAAACGACGCGACGAAGGTTCTTGCTGGATCGAAAAACACTCCAGAAAACGGTAATACACAAAACATTTCACTTATGTGTGAAGAAGCAATATTTCCTGGATTAATGATGGGATCTAAACCATACAAGTATAACAACCGAGTTGAAAATCGTGCAACGTTTCTAGACTACAATGGCGAATCTGCAACGTTTACATTTCTGTGCAACAGCGACTGGGCGGTAAAGAAATATTTTGACACATGGATGCGCAAAATTGTAAATCCAGAAAAAAGATATGTTCTTCCCTATGAAGATTATACATGTCAAATAGAATTATACTCATTGAACCAAAAAGACGAAGTAACGAATAAATGGATTATCGAAGAAGCATGGCCAAGATCAATGGCACCTGCATCATTAGCATGGTCCAATACACAATTTGTTAGAATACCAGTAACCTTTACATTTAGGAATTGGTATCAGGATCAAAATATTGTGCAAAAAGGTGCAAATTTTGTTGGCGGATTACTTGGAGAACAGAACGCTCTGGAGGGTGGTTCTAGTTAATTCAGTTTTATATTTATTAGGAGAATATTATGTTACCTGTTATGGAAACACCAACGTTTTACATTGAAATGATTGGGACTAAAGAAAAAGTTAAATTCAGACCATTTTTGGTCAAAGAAGAAAAGTTACTAATTCTTGCATCGGAATCTGAAGACCAAAGTGAGATGTTAAATGCGATGCAAGAAATTACAGATGTTTGTAGTTTCGGTAAACTGACTGGCAGTGAACTACCATTCTTTGAACTTCAGAATATCTTCATTAGACTTCGATCCGAATCTATTGGTCAGGTAACTGAGTTTAATTTAGTTTGTGGTGAGTGTGGTCACAAGACTGCAGCGGAACTTGATCTGACGACAATCAAACCGACACTTACCGACGGACATACAAATAAGATTGATGTTGGTAGCGGACTTGGAATTATTATGAGGTATCCAACCTCACTCGATATGAAGGGTGAATCTACAACATATGATTTGGTTGTTTCTTGTATCGACAGTGTATATACTGCCGACGAAGTTTTCACTACCAAAGATCTTCAAAGAAAAGACGTAGAGCAATTTGTTGACAATCTAACTTCCGAGCAGTTTAAGAAGATTACAGAATTCTTTCTTTCTATGCCTAGAATCGAACACAAGATTGAATATGATTGCCCAAGTTGTTCAACACACAATGTTGTTTTCCTTGATGGAGTAGAAAGTTTTTTCGAATAACCCTTTCTCATGATAACTTGAGGAATCATTATAAGACCAACTTTATTTTAATGCATGAGCATAAATACTCATTAAGTGAACTTGAAAATATGATGCCTTGGGAAAGGGAAGTTTATGTTGGTTTATTGTCAATACATCTAAAAGAAAAAGCAGATAAACAAAGGCAGCAGTATTAATGGAACCTAAGTCCACTTCGGAAAGATTTGCCAAGGTTATAGAAACCGCCAAGAACAATTCAAGTTCTGGGGCAAAACCAATGCAATCTGGCGACAGGGACAAACAGTTTTCTGAGATTCGCAAACTTCTTGATCTCAATAAAAACAGACCTGCAGATATACAAGCATCTGCAAGATTGGTCGATAGTTTTGTTGAATCTATTCAAAAGAATAATGACGAAACACTAAGATCTTTAGAGAAGCAAGATAAGAAATTATTGGAAGATACATTGGATGCAATTACAAAATTGCAATTCAAGACTGTCGAAGAATTTAAAAACTCTCTAAAAGATATTAACGATCTCGCAGCAAAAATGATCGCTAGAAGCGAGAGCGATGGACCAAAAGAATTTGGTGATATTGGAAAGAATCTTCAAAACCAAACATTGGATGAAAGATTTAAGTCGGAAGGATTGACTCTAAAAGGAGAAGATGATACATTCGGCAATAGATTGAAGCAACAATTTTTTGGAAACTCAAAAGAACCTGGAAGAGAAGGTGCACCAACCAAAGGATTTAAAGAAGGATTTAAAAACGCTGGTAGTGAATTTATGGGTGGATTCAAAAGAGGATTGACACCTCAGAGCGGAGTTCTTGGTGGCATATTCAACTCACAAGAATCTCGTCGAGAAGAAATTCGCAACGAGGTAAACCAATCTAACGAAAAGGTCTCAGAAGTAGAACGTTTGAAGAAAATGTTCTCTGACGCAATTAATAGTAAGACAGAAACTAATCAGTCTACTTCTCAATCTAGCAATGATAATAATAAGACAGAAACAAACCAGTCTACCAAAGAATCTACTGCAGAGTTTAACTCTGTCGATAATGTTACAAATCTTACCGAAGAACAAAAAAAGATTCAAGAGGAGCGAGAAAAACCTTCTTCTGGAAACCCAAAGGTAAAGATTCAGTCTGCCAAGAGTGGAGTTGCACCCAATGATACGAATGATGTTGCATCTATCTTAACTGATATCAAAAAGATTCTAGTAGAGATTAAAGATAAGTTATTCGATAAAAAACGTGCTGGTGTTGCACCTTCTGGTAAAAAGCAGTTGGATCCAAGTTCCAATGTAAAAGAAGTTATGAATCGCAACAAAGCAGCACAGGTAGACGCAGAACAAGCATCTGCTAATGCCGAAAAACGTGCAGAAAATATTGATAAACAAAATGCTGAAAAGGCATCTGCGAAGGTAGAGGCAAAAGAAAAATCTATACCAAAGGTGGTTATCGGAGGAACAGAATCCTCAAATTCTAGAGTAACACCAGAGACTCCTGTAACTGGAGATAGTGGACAGGGTCCAGCAGGTGCACAGGGTGGAGGAGGATCTCTACTTGGCGGAATCGCTGCTGGGTATGCTGGATTTAAATCTGGCGGCGAAGGAATATTAAAGGGTCTGAAAGATCAAAGATATTCTCCAGGACTTTCCAAACTTGCTGGAAGAGCAGAGGGTGTATTCAGCAAAGGAACCAATTTTGTTGAAGGTGCTGCAGAGAAAGTTACGAGTCGTGTAAACGCAATTAAGAGTAAAGCAACTGACTTTATCTCTGATCGTGTAAATACATTGCGTGGAAAGGCGACTGACTTCATTAAGAACAGAGGTCTTGGTGCAGAACAACTGCTTGATAAAAACGGTAAACCTCTTTCGGGTATTGCGAAACAATCTCGAATCGGTAAAGTGTTTAGAGATCGCGCTGCTGGAGTTGTCGAAAAAGGCAAAGGGATGCTCGGCAAAGCATCGCAATTTGGGAAAGGGATGCTTGGTAAAGCATCTGGGTTTATCGGCAAAGAAGTCGCCAAGGGAAGCACCCTTGGTAAAGTTGCCAAAAGTGGCATGGGTATGCTCGGTTCGGCAAAGGGTGCCATCGGAAAGGTTGCGGAGAAAGCAATGGCATCTTCTGCTGGTAAAGGAATTGCCAAAGCAACAAGTAAAATTGGCGGTAAAGCAGTAGCTAAAATTGGTGCCAAAGCAGTCGGTAAATCTCTGCTGAAGAAAATTCCAATCATTGGTGCAGTTGCTGGTCTCGGATTTGGTGCGATGCGAGCACTACAAGGAGACTTTACTGGTGCTGCTGGTGAAGTTGCATCTGGTGTTGCTTCGACACTTCCTGGAATGGGAACTGCCGCATCGTTCGCGATTGATGCTGGACTTGCAGCAAGAGATATTTCTAGAGCAGGCAACGAAGATTCAACAGAGGGAACAACCGAATCTATTGATGGAGCAAGAGCAGAAGGTGGACCAGTGTCTGCTAATGGTTCTTATCTAGTTGGCGAAAATGGACCTGAGTTATTCTCACCGAATAGTGCTGGTGGAATTAAGACCAATCCAGTTACTAAGAGTAATCTGGAAACAGGAGCCAATAACGCAGCAGCAAATCTAAAAGAAATAACGGAAAGTGCAAAAGAAGATACTGCACCAGTTATCAATGTTCCTCCACCAACCGTAATTCAGCAACCTGCTGCTTCACAACAAAGTGGTGGTGGTGGATCCTTACCAATGGATACTGTTAGAACTGAAGACAGTAGTTGGCAACGATTCCAGAATAGAAGATCTTTCGGATAAAAAAAGGGGGACTTATTGTCCCCCTTTTCAGTTTTATTCGTCCGCAAGACTCGAGAAGTAACTCATCGTGTCATCATCAGAATCTTCTTTCCATGGCGGAGTATCACTCGCCTTGGATGCTGCTGGTGCAGACTTCATTTTGGTTTCAACGAACAGTTCGTCTTCAGCATCCAGAGGAGTAGACTTCTCTGCCGTAGCAACACGGGAAACACCAGAAAGAACTGTGTTCAACTTCTGCTTCAGTTCGTCATATGACTTGAAGTTAGAAGGATCGAGGAACGCAGCAAGCGAATGGGTCTTACCCCAAATCTCTTCCAACTTATCTTCATTGTCGTCGAGAGGATTTGAACCATCAAACTCTGACTTATCGTAGTTACGATAACCATCTACTTGACGAATGCGCAACTTAAAGTTAGCACCTTCCCAAAGATCGAACGGATTGACAGGCTTCTCGTCTTCAAACGTGGGTTGCATCACATCCTTAATCTTGTCAAAGATCTTCTTACCAAACTTGTAGAGGAAGACTTTACCTTCGTTCTCAGGATTCGCAGGATCGCGAATAACAAGAACGTTTGAGATATAAGAAAGACGACGCTTTTGCTTACGAGCAATTTCCTTGTTCGCTTCAATACCTGAGTTCCAAAGTTCGGAATTCAGTTCGCCAACAGGATCAGGCTTGTTAAGCGTAGTAAGAGAGTTTTCGATATACCACTTACCACT